CCGCAGTTTCATTGATTAAAGTAACACTACCGGATGCACCAGAAGAAACACCTGTAACGACATCATCAATGTTGATTTTATAATCATACATATTAGTGATTGTATCTGCGGTGCCAGTAATACCCGTAAAACCAATTGCAGGTTGAGTATAATCTGGATTAGGATTATATGTATAAGGTGGACGAGATGTTCCGATTACCGGATAATCAAAATCAAGAGTTGACCATATACTAATAGATTCATTTTTAAGGAACGAACCAGCAAAAGGTGATGTTGTTTGTACCACAATAGAACTTAATATACCATTAAGATATTTCGCATCAATGACCTGATAGATGGCATTTGATGATGTGCCTCTTGCCCAATATCCTGTTTCAACAACTGCTCCAGGAATAGTATTAGCACCAGTAATTACAATTGTTGTGTTGGTGAAATAACTAGAATTATTGGCTGAAGAAAATACTAAGTTAGCACCTGAAATGATAGTTGGTGTATTTGCACCGGATACTGTCAGTGTGTCACCTACAATATCACTGATGGTAAGCAATGCACCATCTGCTGAAAGGCTAAGAGTTTCATCAGGCAACTGAGTTGTGTCAATCCAAACATCTTGTTCAGGTGACAATTTCATTTGACCTTGGAATTGATATGTTCCTCTTTCTAGGTCTCTAAAGTCTGTAACTCTATTTTGAGAAAACTGTAAAGTCTCTGTATAAGGGAACATTACAAGTTTATCTGGTGTTAGAATAGCATTGCTAAGACTATAAACATCATAAGGAACCGAATCAGTACCAAACAATGGTCTTATTGACAGTTCAACCGGATCTGTAACAATTCTATAATCCGGATTTGTTCCTTTTGCGGTGAGAGTTGTATCCTTAAACGTATCAATAAAAATACCATTCTTAAAACGAACATTTCCATTGGCATCAAGAACTGTCATATTAACAGCATCTTTTTCAAGCAATGTGAGAGATGTGTAATATTCCAGATTTTTAATTCTTTGGTCAAGACCACCAATATCTTTCATTGTCCATCCACGGATAAGTGTCTTGTTGACAGAGCATGTTAAATCTTTTCTTAAAAGAGCATTTCCAAAATATGGTGATAGTGATGGGAATGGTGCAATGTTAAGAACAGCAATCATCATCTGGTTATCAAGAGGTGTCGGTACTACTGGATTGACAGCAGGAGCACCAGGGATGACATTGATAGTATTGTCCCTTGATACAACAACAATATCACTTCTTCCAAGATAATATGAATAATTAAATGACAATTGTGAAGAAGGAACAGCAAATTTCAAACCTGTTCCAGACTTATAGTATGATGTTGACTTAGATGCTGGATTGGTTGAGGCTGCTGTTGGATCTGTTGAATCCACGGCAGTAATTACTTTAACAGGTCTAAAATCAACATAGTTTCTTAGGTCATATGAAGTTGAACCTTTACTAACATAAAGAGGAAGGTCCTGTGTTCTAATGGTTGTTTCTTTTGCAAGTATAGGATTATCCTGAATTGGATAGGAATCAACGGTGAAGAATCCACCTCTACCTGTATAATTTGGTGAGAAATAGTCCAATTCAACCAATAGATAATCAGTAGATTTCAATGACAATGAACCACTTTTTGAAATGAATCCAATATCATACATTGTATCAGTCTGACCATTGTTCAATGTGAAATAATTGGTAACATCCGTGCCGTCAGTTAAACTAGTAGGGGCACTGCCATTTTTCAAAATGACATTTCTGATGGCATAAACATCAGAAAAACCAAGAGAGAATGGTCCTGCAACACCAGCTGTAGAACAATCAATTTTCACAAATCTATGAGGCTTGAGTGTTTTAACTACCTCATTAGAGTTGGCAACATACAATTTATATGTTAGAGTTGCAGCAATGTCTCTAGGAAGTGTTTCTTTAAGGTCTATGGAAATTGATGTTGGTGTAACACTAACAGTTCTTTGATTACCTGCGGTTAATCCAACACCTGTTAGATCAATGTTGTCACCTGTCTTATATGATTTAAAGATATTGTTACCTGTGATCCAACTATTACCACCGGTACTTGGAAGAGGTAATGAAAGTGTCAAGTGGTTATCGTCAGTAATAGATGAAATATAGAAGGTATTTGAAATACCTGTAATCTCCAATCTGTCACCAACATTTAAATATGTAAAGTGTGTTCCGGCACCGGTTAAACTTGTACCAGTACCAACAACTGTTGCAGAGGTCCATAGTGGTCCAATATTGAAAGATTCACCGCAAGTTAGAGCAATATCAGATCGAACCTCGGAATCTGAAAGTATTGTTGTTCCATATGGTAATGTTTCATTTGTAGGTCCGTTAAGAGTAACAAAAAGAGTTCCGGCCTGTGCAATTGATATAGCGGATGCAAAACCATCTGTCTTTTTATAATAGTAGTCTACGGAAGGAGTACCATCTAAATTTCTTAATGATCTGACTGCGTTTGATCCTGTATAGAAAAGCAATGGAGAGTTTTGTATGTTCTGTAATACAGCACCTTTTGTTGTTGAAACAATAATGTCTGCACCACAATCGGCAGTTCTGTCATTGTCAATATAAAGTGATCTTACTTGATTAAAGGCATAACCAGAGTTCATTTGTATATCGGTTAGATAGATATTATACTTTGCATCAAATCCTGGTGTGTCACTAACGTATTCAAGGGCCATAAATGAACCGTAACCAATTTGTGTTCCTGTAGGTGTACCGGACCCTCTAATATTATATGAACTACCACCACCTGTAACTCTTTGATTTGGAACATTGTAGAAATAAACTGTTGTTCCCTGATCTGCTTGCCAAGAACCAACAAGTTCATTAACTGTGACATATGAACCCATTGTGGTTGACAGAATTTGTGGATCTACATTGTTGGCATATGTCATTGCCTTTTCAATTATAACATCTGACTTATCATAATTTGTTACGGCATACCCTTTGACGTATCCATGTCCTGCATCAACAGAAACGATTAACAATTCACTGTTTCCGTTTGCATACTTACCATTATTCGGAACAGGGTATGTAACTTTATCATGTTCACTTATCTGGACATTGTATCCACGAATGACATAATCACCTGCTTCATCATATGTTCTTGCCGCCATTGTGTCGCCGATGATATTGTATTGCGACTTATCATTTGAAATTGACAGTGTACCTTCATTCATTGTAAATAGTGTAACGAAATCTGAACTATAATAGTCCAATTCTTGGACAGAAAGTGTAGCAGTAATTCTAAGTCTATCGGCACCAGGTGCAGAATAGTTTGATGCTTCCAATGCAGGATCAAGTAGTGAAGAATCCTGTGATGCATTAACTACATCTTCATATAAGATGAATCCGGTACGGCAGGTAGGTGATGGATTATATCTATCTAGAATTATCTCTTGTGTAGGGAAATAAATGAAGTGGTCTTTGGCGAATAAAACACCTTCATCAATTCTAAAAGCAGAAGCATAACCTATTGGACTATTGTTGGAATCTTCAACAATACAGTATCCAACATCAGAATTAATAAGTTTTTCATTTGCACTAAATGTCCTTATCTGAGAGTTGGCTGGTGAGGTGCCAAGATATGTAACATAAAGTGTTTTTGTATTTGCCTGAGTACCGTCGGTATCTAAGATGTTAGTAACGTGTGCCCGAATACCACTATTTGCACCAGTAATTGTTTGATTGAGGAAAGAAGCAACATTTACTGAAGTATTTGCATAATTGTTTGTCTTGATCTTAACGTAATTAATTGGTGACGCTTTTTTATCATTAACATTGGTACGGAAAGTAAACTGACCAGGAACAACAATGCTGCCTTCTTTGAAGATATTGATACCAAATCTTTTGATCTGGCTTTGTAACATTGACTGTATCTGTGTAAGTTCACGAGCCTGAACAGAATAACCTGGTTTGAATAGAATACGGTAGTATTCATTGGCAGGAGTATAGTCATCATAATAGGGTGTTATGTTAAAATCTGTTGTGAGACTACTCTGAATAAGGTTTGCATTATTTGATGAAATAGTGGTATTAGCGTCAACCATTTTCTATTCTTTCCTCTTAGAAACTTAGAACTATTCTGAAATCTTCCGTCTGAGATTGATTTCTCTGGATGGGTTGTATATTATCTATATATAATAATTTTCCTGAATTATACTGTAACTCAGGTTTAACAGTAACGGCAAGTAGAGTTCTGACTGCTGCTGAACTATAACCTATAAGTTTATCGTTAGTTGGAGATCCATCAACACCAATAAGTATCAACTGGTTTAATGCGGCATTCCATTCTAGAACAGTGCCTCTAAAAGTATCATATCTAAAAGAGTTACCTTGATAAACATATTCAGACAACTGATAATTGACTGATGTTCCTGATAGAGCAATTGTCGTTGTCTGTGAAAATATGGTATTAGAAAATATCTTTTTTGTACCTTTTGCATAAGGATCTTGAATTAGAGCAATTTGTCTGTAGGACTCAGCAACAGAAAATTCACCGGCCTCACTATTGTCTAATTGTTTAGAAATCATAACATATGAACCACCAAGTTCTGCCGTGGCGTCTGATCCATGACCACCAGCTGGTGCTATCATAGCGTGTGCCTCGGCACCCACTCCTTTGGCACTTGCACTGTAAATGTAACAATTTGCTCTTGTATATCCATAACCTTCGTTGTCAACCACAATCTCAGAGATTGTGTTTGTTGTTGTATCTACAATGGCAAATGCATTGGCACCAAAACCATCGCCTGTAATTTGAACAAAAATGTCATTGTTACTATAACCTGTTCCATTTGATGTGACTACACAAACATGAATAGCACCATCAATGGCGTTGTTCTGAACCAACCATTGTGTTGAACCATCTTCAACACTTAAAGTCTTTACAGGAATATAATCTGATGTAATGAACTTTAATTGTTGTTGTGATGAAACACTATACATATATTTCCAGATATACTTATCTTCTGTCTGAAATGGTTCGGTGGTTGGTGTAAGTGTTGGTTTAACTATAGAAGGTCCACCATTGTTATTGTAAAGACATTTATAAACATCAAAGGCATCTGTCATAACATAAAATGCATTTGTAGGATTTTTTAAAACGGTAGAATCCAATCTATCATCATATTGAGAATATACAGTTCCTTCTACCCAATCATGACGAGGTATACAAGTAGTGGCATCACTACCTAAAACTCTTTTACCACCAATCATATTTCTCCAAACATCTGTGTATGAAAATGTTGAGGTAGACGGAACATCTGGATTTTTTTCATCGGTCCAAGGTGTGCATTTACCAAAAGTAAAATACACATTTGCCTCTCCAGATTCATCCAAAGTTTCGATGAAATTGACGGCGTTATATATTTCAAGATTTTTAGAATGAACAGATGCCATAGTTTGATATTCTCTTACTTAATAGGTTTCAATATATTTATGTAACTTTTTTTACGGATTTCTTACTCTTAGGAGAAATCCAATCATCATGTCTAATTATTTTAAGAATTTCTTCGTTGCTATAAGGGCCTTCACTGTTCTTTATGCTTGAAACAAAAGATGGTTCTTCACCAATCCATTTGATGAAAGTTTTCTTTCCATCTCCTGAGAAGTTTAAAGTTCTGACACTGTGTTCCATAATTTCATCAAAATTGACCTTTTTAACTTCCGAAGCAGGTATTATCAGGTAGTTTTTATTGCTCATTATAATCCAAACCTTATTCGTTCTCTGTTAAAGTTCTTTTCTATTTCAATTACATCCAATACTCGGCCATATACTCTAACAATACCAATCTTACCAGCAAAGTAATAAGTTCTGTCAGGAATTTTAGCACTCACAGAACCGGAAGCAGCAATTGTTATACCTGCAGGAGGACTTGCCATGTTACCTACAACATTGTTGGCACCTGCGAACTGACCATTGATATACATTACCTGGGCGCCCGGTGTATAAGTAACAGCAACATGATTCCATCCAAGATTTAGATATTTACTTGAACGGGCTTTGACCATATCTTTGACATAACCATCAATGTTTGCTCTCCAAGTAAGAAAGGTATCGTCTTTCCTAGGAGAAAGTTCTAAAAGCAGTCCATATTGCTGGTTTCTAAATCCCTTTTCAACTATGTATCCTCTCTCAAAAAGGGTCTCTGGTGCAAACCATGCCTCAACTGTTAGTATAGGTAAATCAAGTAAATAGTTAGCAGGAAGATATGCAAACTCGTTAGTCCCATCAAATTGTAATACACCAGTTTCTTGATTAATGGCAGCACCGTTATAGATTTGTCCAACATAACCGTAATCTGCCAAACTAACCCAAGTTGTTGGGTGATAATATGCACTGCTATCTATAGAAATACCATGTATAGGAGTTATTAAACCACTGTCATCAAATATGTATTGTTTATTATCATCAAAGATACTGTATTCATAACCAACACCTGTGAATGGATCAATAGTATTGGCACTATCTAGATAAAGAGCAAGGCCGTCAGGTGAAATTGAAATAGTATTTGATGAATTGAATGTCTGAGATACGTTCATTGTAGCATTGGCGGTGTTAACCATCTGATACATTCCATACATAACAGTACCAGCAGGATGAGCTAGTGATTGTAACAAAGGCTTATACATAGCAATCGGAGACTGAGACTTAATTACATAAGAGAAGCTTTGATAATAATCACGGTTTTCCAATTTGTTCTTAGAACTCAAAAATCCATCTTCACTGATATATCTACCTGGATATTTGTATATTCCTGTAACAGATCCAGCAACAACTTGGGCGGTTCCATCACCCAATCCGGTTAGGTCAAGAATAGGTGGTGTGGTATATGCCGTACCACCATTCAGAATTTTAAGTGCTTTAATAATGCCTAAACTTTCAGTTGTAAATGTGAATGAACCACCTGTTCCCAGAATATTTGTTACCACAATATTGGCACCATTACCTGTGGCAGACCTAACATTGCAGGTTGGTAAATAGTCTTGATTGTATCCTGATCCACCTGTAAAATGTCCGTGCATAGGCAAGAAATGAACTTCTGTGATCATTCCATTAGCAGCAACATTTCTTACATTAGCGGTGGCACCGGCGCCGTAACTATAATTTTCTTTATTAATAAACTCAATGATGTCATTTACCCGATAGTTAAGACCACCATCAACAATTTTCATTTTACCTAGAATACCTAGATTTAATATTCTTGTATTGGCCTCAACGGTGAAGTTTGGTAATGAAGTACCATAATCCTGTCCTTCTTCAATAACATATACGAACTTGGCCGGACCTGTTTGATCATATGTCCAGTAATTTACAGAATCCGCAACTACTGCATCGGCAATTACTGTTGTATCTTGTATGTTAAAATTAGGAGCATCTACTCCATAACTCTCTAGCAAATAATCGGCAACATCGCCGATGGTAGTTGAAGTAAGATTATAAGTGTTTGGATGATAAAAGTTATTATCCCATACCGATTCGATACCAGCCAAGGCACCAGTACCACCACCTCCGGTAATAAGAACAAAATCATCAACTCGGTATCCTACTCCACCTAAGTCAGGCAAACCAATGGTATTATTAGAACCAACATAAACTCTGTTAATACCACCTCTAGAAACCTTTGAGACGACTATCTTAGCACCATTACCAGTATTGTCGGTTGGTATTACAGGAATAACCATACCTTCGAGATAACCGGTACCACCATAGACAATTTGTGTATCAACAATCTGACCACCAAAGATGGTAGCAGATGCATACTTTGTTCCTGATGTTAAAGAATCCTGATAAAATGTGTAAATGTCCTCATTACTAAAGAATGGTTTACTTGAGTTTGAAACTGTAAGTTCGGTAACCAATACACCGTTTTTATAATATATGTTGACACCTTCTACAAGAGCAATTGCACCAGAAGATTTACCTGTGATCTGATGATTAACAAATAATGATTCTGCCATTGTATTTGATACATTGTTTGACATGGTGTTGGTAATACGAATGGACTTTTCAACATACCATTTACCATCAGAAGCACGAAGAATATCTGACTGAGGATAATAAAAATCGGATTCGGTGTTATACAATGCCCTAAGAAGGAACTGGATGGATCTCTGAGTACCTTTAGCACGATAAAATTCTTTGGCATGTTTGGCAATCAGTGATTTATCGGCAATCAGATTTTTTGGCAACACTTTAATAAAATTATCATACAGCTTTTGTGTGACTTGTTGACTATCCGTAGTGGCAATGTCAATATCAAAATAACGAGTCCAGTTTTTGGTGATATTCATCAAGTGGTTATTAGCAACGAACGTCCTTTTATCATAGATATAGAAATCACCTTGAACAATACGAGTTGGAACAGGTGGATTAACATATATCGAAGTGCTATACGGTGTTGCTGCAATTGTAGAAACTTTTAATGAAGACCATAATGCCGAATTAGAAGTTATCATATCAGATAAAGTGAGAGTATTTTTAGCAGATATATTATACATAAAAACACTATCTTCAATCTGATTAAAAGCAACATTAGGAGTGACATTGAAAAAATTATTTGTCAGATTTGAAACACTAGTAACTACTCCATTAATAACAACTTTAGACCCGTTTGAAATAGGAACATCTGAATTGAAAGTTTTTAATGTCAAATTTGATGTATTAGATACATAAACATAATTAGTAGTTACTGATCTTTCATTGGTGGCAATTGGAATAACCGATAGATTGCTCAGAGCAAACTGATCTTTGACGAAGGTAATGTGTCCATCTATACTAACTTTATCGCCACTTTTAAAAAGAACATTGGAAGTGGCTACTGTTGAACTAAGATATACAATGTTAGTGTTCTGATTAACACCATCAGGTCCAATAGCGGTACTTACGGATAGATTACTTTGAATTGCTTTTCTATAATCTTTGTCTTCAAGAAATTGATAATAAGATTGTAAAAATTGAACAAAATTATTTGAATCTTCCCTAATAAACTCAGGTAATTGTGAAGGTACAAGTATAGATGTTCTATTGTTTGATGGTGTTACGGTCATTCTGGTTGTGCTACCATGTTAATTTGTATGCTTTGTGGGTTATTTACATCCAATGTGATAATTCTATTTTTACCAGGTGGAATGATCTGTGACTTAGGTATAGCATTGAATGTCATTACACCATCTTCATAGAAAGGATTATTTGCTGACGCCTGAGATGATACGGATATAATGGCAGTGCCATTAGCATAATCAATAGTTCCAGCATATGGATTAACAACAATCTTGGCACCATTTGGTTCGATGTAAAAAGTTTCTAGAGCACCAATATCTTCTTCCAGGATAGCATTGGCTTCTGCTTGTGTTCCGCCTCCTCCTATAATTGATATATTTGCATGAGTATAGTTGATGCCTGGTCTATCAACCACAATATTTGAAACTCGATCACCTGAAAGAACAGCATAAGCATTTGCACCTACACCATCACCAGAAATAACAACAATAGGTGGTTCTAAAAATCTATGACCAGATTTGGTGATAGTAATAGCAGCAACACCTGTATTTGCGTTCGGAATGTCTGTTACAGTTACATTCTGTAGTGCCAATGTTTTATCATAAACAGACATTGAAGGAAATGTAAAGAAATTTTTAGTAACATAATCACTTCTTAACAATGGTGTATTGAATGAAATATTATACTTTACATTTTTTTGCAATGATAGTGTCACTCTCTTTTGAACAACTATATCAATATCTGAACCGGTTATTGCAATATCAGAACTTTCAATGTATGATTGCAACTTTGATTTACGGAAAGTGGACTTGAATGTATTAAGTTCGGTCTCTGCATAATTCATTATGGCATCGTTAACAATACCAAGCAAAGTAGTTGAACTTTTTGATGTGATATTAGGATTGTAAGTTACAGTACCTTTAACAAGGATGAACATATAATCCGGATCAATAAGTTCCGGTGTAACGGTCATAACATTTATATTTTTGATAAGTTGATTTCTTATATTTTCTTTTTCAAAGTTTGTTAAAGTGTAGTAACCTTTTGTTTTAAGAGATATGAAAACTTTACCATATTCAGGTGGATCATTTTCTTCTCCGCCCCAAACAGCAACGGTGTCTATGTTTGTGTAGTTTTTGGTAATAATGGACTCATAGTCATCAACTGTTACGGCACGGTTCTGTGCAGCATAATATTGTGGAGCATGGAATCTGATTTTATCAATGTCCTCTTTATCGGCACCACCATATGCTTTCTGGGTGGTTATAACACTGATGCTGTCTTTATAGATGCCTGCAATAGGATCGACAAAACCAAACTTCATAACATCATTGGCCATTGCTCCATTGGTTTCAATATATGATACCTGAACAATGTTACCATCTTTTGGTCTGTAACCAATGATGCCATCACCAAAATATACTTTCCACTGTTCATTCTGATCTTCTTCAACAAAATAAACTTGTGAGTTGGAACTCAGAGTTGTCATATCTTCAGACAATTTATATTCTGTTATAAATGTGTTAGATGCTGACTCCTGGACAGAAACCTTTATGGTTGACGTATCGACATTTGCTGATGGAAGGACAAATTGTCTAGAAAAATTATTAGCATTGCAAAGATATTGTTGTGTAATAACCTGCCCTTGCTGAATGGCAACGTTAGGAAAATAAAACTGACCGTTTGCTTTATATGCTGATGTTGAATCAATTGTTATGAATGGATGAGGAACACCGGCTGTGTCTGTGCCTGTTAATCGGGTATAACTACCAAGAGTAACTACATTAAGATTTCTATTCTCGTTTGGTGATGGTGTCAATAATACATCAATGCGAGCTATGGCTCCTTTCATTGATGTTGGAATATAGTTAATCATTTTGGCGTGTGAAAGAATATTGGATCTAATCTGAGCCGTATCAAGAAACGACTCATTTGCTATCATATTCATATAGAAAGAATTATAATATGTGTTATAGGCAAGAACATCAAGTAATACGGATAAACCAGATCCTTCAAAGTCATAGTCAGTGAATGTATCTTGACTACGAAGAAATTCTTTGAGGTTATTCCGAATACTAAAAAAGTCTAAGTCGGAAACATTAAGTGCCGATGTATTTGCGGTAGACATATTATTATCTAATCCTTTCGAGGAACAATGATGTTACAATTGGCATACTGGTGTTATTAATGTGATATTGAATTGTAACTGAAAACCCATTGTTATCCAAATCTTCGGTTACTATAACATCATCAAGTGTTATTCTTGGTTCAAACTGTGACAATGTTAATTTAATCTGATCCTGTAATGCAATAGTTGTTAGTGGACCATAGTTTTCAAACAAAAATGACCTAATACCAGAACCAATATAAGACTGAAAAGGTCTTTCAAAGTTATTTGTAAATATTAGATTACGCACTGACCTTTTAATGGCATCAACACCTGTTTGCAAAATAAGTTGATTGGTTCTTGGATTTACCATAAAATCCAAATCTAAATCTGTATAATCTGGTGCTCTATTAACTGTTATTGGAGTTGCCATTTATGACCTCTGTTGTTTATCCTTTATTTAGTGTCAAGCCAGACCTTGTGTCCAAGATGAAGCATCCGGTTCTTCTTGTGCAGATTGTGCGCCTGGACTTGACATACTTGGCAATTGTAACTGGTCTAGAATACCTGGTAATTCAAACTGCATACCTGTAATTTGTTGAAAGATTTGTGACAAACCACTATTAAGACTTACTTGTTGACCGTCAATAGCAACACCTCCACCAGTACCTTTAATGCTAACAAGGCCTGCGTCGGATCCAACATGTGTTTGTCCGGAACTATCAAGACTTGCAGCGGACTCACCTCTTAGTTGTGCTTTTTGCTGTGCTTGAACCTGGAAGTTTTGTTGTGTTTGGAATTGCACACTTTGTTGAGTTGAAATCTTGGCACCACCTTGTGCGGTAACACCATAATCTTTTTGTACCTTGTGGTGTTGTGCGCCTTGTACCTCTGAGGTAAAATCTTTATCAGCCTTAACACTAACAGAACCACTTTGTATTGTCTGTGAAACTTCTTGTCCACTGTCAGTTACTTTAAGTTGGTGGGCACCGTCATCGTTTTGGTGAACGGTTTTACCTTTTTTATTTCTGACAAGAACATTACCATCTTGTGTTTTACCAGCCTTTACAACACTAACACCTTCACCAGCACCAAAGTAAGCGGTACCAGTTCTTGAGATAACCGAGGCAGAGGCAGAAGAGGATCTGGCATAACCACCTCCATATGTACCTGATGAAGAACCTTCTACCTTCTTTGTTTCATTCTTAGCAATGGTGTCTTTATTACCACGAATTAGTTGGTTCTTATTCTTGGCGGTGATATTAAGATCACCCATAACGGCAAGATTATAATTACCATGAACGGTAACATTTTGGTCACCATATACACGGAGAGAAGCATCACCTTTAACAGTAACATCCTGAGCACCTGAAATGGTAACACGATCTTCACCAAAGATTACCTCATACTTACCGTTATGTGTGGTCATCTGTAGACCACCGTCTGGACGCATTTGTATTGCAGTACCAGAACGGTGTTGTAGTGTTACAGTTTCGGTACCTTTTGAATAATCAAAAGATAGAGAATTACCACAACGGTCTTTCCAACACATATAGTTCGGATATTCACCAGCACTCTGAGCAGACCTGGCATCTTTATTATAAGTAACTTTTTTAGGTGATTTTTTTCTTTTCTTATTTGTATTAAAAGAAATTTCTCCTGATCCTGATCCTGTATCTGCCATTTTTATAATCCTCTATTATGGTCCGAATTGTAAATTAAATTGGTCTGTGCCAGCTATACTTTCAAAGTTGCCACCTTCAAATGGATCACCATTGTTTAATGTCTTTTTGTTAATCTCAAATAGTTGCTGAGATTCCTGTCCTTCATTTACCTTTTGATACAATTGTCTGGCAGTCTTTTCACCTTGTGGATGTAATCGTTTCATCATTTCTTGCATAATACCAGCAGACTTACCAAACATTCCCATAAGGCCGCCAACATCTATACCACTACCACCTCCGCCGTCACCTCCTCCGCCGCCGATACCACCACTTCCACCACTTCCAGAAGACGGTACATAATCATAAGGAACTGAACCAACGGCAGGACTGGTTGTATTGCTGCTGGCGTTGGCCGAAAATGCGTTCATTGCTGCCATTGTGGTTTCATCATATTGAACATAAACATTACCAGTAAAGTCAACCACCGAACCCATAGGACCATATGATGTCTCGACCGTTACATAAACATCTTCCAACTTTTCTGTGCCGAATAATGTGGTATCATGTTGTAACCTCGACAACACATTCATCAAATCATCTATTGACTTACACTGACACATGAGATTTTCGGCATTTTGCAAGTAAGTATCTTGATGCACCACACCACCGGTGAAGAATGAAACACCATTATTGACTTCAAGGCCTTGAATTGTTTTTGCCAGGTTTCCAATAGCAAGAGCAACCTCTGATGGCACCTGGTTCTGAATGGAAATTAAACGGTTATTAGCAGAATAGAATTGACTGCCGCCATAAGGATTATTATTGGCAGTATCGGCCTCAACTGTAGCCATGACGGTATTTGCATCATAGACATATGTTGATCCACCTGGATTACCAGAACCGAAACCATTAGGAAAACCACCACCGCCGCCTCCGCCGCCTTGGTTACCTGCAAGGCCAGCAAACATCTGACCGAGTGACATAATCTGTCCGACCATTTGCTGGAGTTGTTCAAGCATCATCATACCATCATTGGTCTGCAATGCGGTTGGAACATTAGGCAATTCAGGTAATCTAAACCCTGTCATATTAAACAAAGCACCGTTTAGAGGAAGGCCTTCAAGCAAACCTAAATGGTGTTGTTCACCTGTTTCCATAATCTTTCTAATCTGAACACCATCGTCACCAGTTGATTCCTGAATACGAGGCGGGGCACTAACATTAAGCTTACGGTTCTTTAATTCTTGGAAATGTTGATTATTACTTAATAGACTACCAGAACCACCTGAACCAGGATTCATTAATGAGTTCATCTGGCCAATGATAACACCACCAGGACTACCCTGTGATTTCATCATCAATACAGGTGTGCCTGGATCTGGTGTACCACCAAACATCTGTTGCATAAACTGAGTGGCACCAACACTTCTCATAGAAAATGGTAAATCCTCAAGGTTCACACCTTCTGGACTATGATCGGTTGGTGAATAAAACCTTACACCGCCACCATGATCGGATGCTGGATCACTGTCATCACCTCCACCGACAATACCCCAAACAAGACCACCAAAAGGACCTGGAAAACTATTATAATTTGCCATGTTATATCAACCTCTAATATCTGGTTCTAATACAATCAAAAGTTGTTGTAGAAAAACCGCCGAATTGTATTTTGTGCATAAGAGACGAAACAACAAAAGAGTCCGAATCCGGCATTAGTGACCTATTAGGATCAAACCAGTTAAATTGGACTCTATCACCCACATGGACATCAGGTGCCCATGGTACCGTAAATCTTAATGCAATCTTATCTCTTTCTAGTAGACCCATTCTGGCCTGTCTCAATAACAAATGACTTTCAACATCTGTCGGACATCCATAATCTTGTTGTCCACTACCTTTGTTTGTCATTGATTGTTTAACGTTAGTGGCAGGAATACATCCGTCTGACATCATGTTTCCACTACCACCTATTAAAGATGCAGCCATGTTAGAAGGGTTCCAAGTCGTAACGACATTTAGATTTTGTCCATTAGGTCCAACACCATTTAGGAGATCCGCAAGCAAGTCAAAGAAACAAGGAAACTCAAAAACAATTACTTTGTTTAAATTATCCGGATTATTATAATCCGATTGAGTAAGAACACCGACCTCATTAGAAGAGAAAGTATAAACTTGTTTATCACTTGCCGTCATCATACTTTTTAATGATCTGAACCAATGCTTGCCACCACCTTCGTGTGTCATATAGTGTAGGAATGATGGATCATCACCATCTAAGGCCACATTTGCTTGCTGCTGAATAACTTGATATGGATGGATCATCTCAGCAATATAATCTCTGGATGGACTACACGATAATATACTTCTATTACCGGCCGAACCAACACAATCTAATGCAGCACCAACAACCTGGTCCGGTGTGACGCATTTCCATGACTTGCTCATAACATGTTGAGCATCATCCAATAAGGATTGATGACAAGTATGAAATGTAAATTCTTCAGTTTTACCGAGGTTAATAGGCATCATTGAACGGTTGTCTAATCTGTAAACCGTCATATTTGAAATGCTGAGACTTCTTCCTAATCGGTTTGATAAATTAAGATTTAGTTGTTTGCCTTTAAGGTCCATAAGGTTCTTATAACCATTACTATTAGAAGAATATGGAGCAGACTGTACCGTAACGGAAGTCATGAGACCGGGATTGATTAAACTTTCACCAATAACGATTTCTTTAATGGTAACATCAGGCCAATGAATTCCACCAATATCACCTGATATTTTGACAAGACCGAGATCACTACTGACATAATCATTTTGCTCAACATAAGACATTTATTAAAAGACTCCAGGAGTTAAATAATTGGTGTATTGAACAGAATTGTGACCCGTTAAGTTTTTAAATTCATTCATTAACTGATTATAATATATTGATTTAACAACCTTGATAAACTTTTTCTGATCATTGATTTGAAATTCATAATCATATATACTAACTAGTTTTGCACTCGTAGTCTCAACATAATAATCTTGGTCGATATTATACTGTCTTTGATATGATGTAATTCCAAGTCCACCATCATTCAATATATTATCAGAGTCAACCGTAACGGTACCTTCTTTATCATCTGCCTTTTTATCAATACTATCGGCACTCAACTGTTGCGTTCCTGGTTGATATTCTCCGAGAGTTGGTATTTGGTTCCATGCCCAATAATCAAAATGAACTCCATCTGGCATATTATTTGTATATCTCAATAATGAAATTTCAGTGTTTGTGGTAAACGATGTTCCATCGGTCAGATTATCTATTCTTAAAGTCTTTTCGGCATGATGTATGTTTGATTGAGCATATTCTACCGAACCATACTTTCCAATAATATATGCTTCAAACTCACTGTCGTTTAAAGGCCAGTCAAACTGAGGATCAAAAATCTTGTTGGCATAGATGATCATCCAACCAGCAATAGGATCGTTATAAATCTTTTCAGCAACAATCTCCGGTGTGTCACCTTCTTCTAAACGATATATGTCATAGGAATCTATTTCATTAATAATTTTTTTAACGTAACCTATACGAAAGAATATGTTCGGAACGGTTTCAGGATGTGAACCGTTTATTCTTTTAACATCATAGTTAATCTTCGGAAATAAATCGAAAAACGATGAAAATGTTGGCATCTAATTTACCTTTTATACTCCCAAAGGTCAATAGGCAGTTGAACTGCCTTATCAAACTCTTCTGGGTAAATTTCTACAAATCTGGATCTAATATGAGTAAAGAGATATCTTTTTAAGCAGGCTCTAGGAAGAGGTGCTAAACCAAAAGTATTGAATGATCTTATTAACAGTTCCCAGTTAGATACACCTTTACCACTATTTACACCTGTTGTTAATTTATAATCTCTGGCATATTTATCAAAGGCATTTAAAAAGGTCATACGACTACCGGATGGTAAATAATGTAAATTGAGACCAAGAAAACCGTCTTTAGTTTTCTCTAATACCATACACAGTGGATATTTGTCCCACATATTTAATGTGGCCTTCGTCTTGGCATCATACTTATAAACATATAACTTACCAACAAAAGTGTCATCCGATAGTCTATTATTGGCACCAAACAAAACCTTACGAGCCGCAGGACCTGAGGCATTTAATGCTTTCTCTTTAAACCATTCGGCCAATTCTTCTTTTGAATAATCTTTTGCCATCTATTATTTATCTCATTTTTTACCAAAAAGATCCGATTCCGTAACTAATCTGAACTCCCAACCTTTATCACGGCAATAATCTTCGGCAGCTTTCCATTTGGCCTGATTAATTCCGTATGTCATCACTTCGGTTATATACCGTTTAGTCTTTCTTTTTTGTACCTGAGGTGCTTGGGTCTGTCCAGCAGGTTTGACCTCTAAGAGCATGATCTTTTTACCACCGTCACTCCCAACCGCCTCCACATAGAAGTCAACAAAGTATCGGTGTGGTCGGTTATCTATAGGTGATATATAAGGAATAACAACCTCTTCCGATCCCCAACGAACTACGGAAGAGTTGTTATCTGCCCATTCCATTACTTTCTTTTCCCAACCAGAACGGAAAACAATGTTGGTTGGGTCACCAATATACTTTGACGGGTTTCTTGGTTTAAAAAAACCTTGCTTAAAGTTCGTTGCCATTCCTACACTCCTACTAAATATTATGTAGCATCACCGGAGGACCTGATGGCAATCTATTCATTCCCAACTCAAATGGGTGGTGACCAACAACAAGGTCACTATATGCTTCTTAATTCATATGCAAAAACTACAACGGCAAAAACTGCCGTTAATGCTCTTACAGGTGCAAGTGCTGTTACAGGCATTCAAGATCAGTTTGCTTTCTTCATACCTGGCGGCCAAGTAGGTGGCCAGTCAATGACCTGGTCACATCAACATGAATATACCGATGTTAAACTGGCTCGTCTAATTACACAATCTCTGGGTGTTATTGGCGATTTGATGGCTGGTGCTGCCACAATGTTAGGAACACCTATTAATCCTCAGGTCGATGTTCTTTTCCGAAACACCAATCTCAGAGAATACCAGTTTGTGTTAATGATGGCTCCACAATCATCTGATGAGTCCACCATGATGAAGAACATGTTGCAGCAACTTAGATGGAATGCCGCTTCAGATTTAGGACCTAATTCAGACGGTCTTTTTTATCAATCACCAAATGAGTTTGATATCAGATTTTATTTTATGGATGCTAATGGTGTTCTTAAAGAAAACACAAGTATTCCAAAAATAGCAAGAGGTGTTATCAAGAGAATAGATATTGACTATTCACCTCAAGGTGAATGGAGTACCTTCTATGACGGATCACCAGTGTCAGCAATGCTAACATTTACATTCCTGGAAACAAAGATCATCGACAAATCATATATCAAAAACGGATACTAATAATGGCTCCACGCACACAGGTAACAAATTACCCCTTAGACTTTGATATACCCAAATTTGCCGCCAAAGTAAATGCTTTTGGTGGTCCAGCCAAAGGTTGCCGATTTGCGGTCAGAATAATGATAAGAACACCGGCCGCCGGTACTAATTATTTAAGTATTCTTGATTATTCTCAGAGCATCGGTGACTTTATGTATGTCTGTGATGCTGTAGAATTTCCTGGCCGTTCATTTGATGTTAACCAGATCAGATATTATGGACCTACTCAAGAGTTGCCAAACAATGTTAAATATGGGCCATGTAATCTTTCATTAATATGTAACAACAACAGTCTTGAAAGACAGTTCTTTGATGACTG